CTACAGATAGTGTGCTAGGTTTAGTATCTATGGATCTACCTACAGTAACTACATATAGCTTTAACGCTGAAACGGAAATTCAACCCGCGGTTACTACATCTGAGGTACCTTATAATGAGCCTACCAATATTCAGCAGCCTCCTCCTAATAGAGGGGCTGCTGTAGGTAATGGTGTATCGCAAGGAATGGGTAATCCATTCGCTGGTACTTCTTGGGGTGCTTAATGCTGCTTAGCTTCTAGTACTTTAACGATAAACTTAAGAATCTTACTTCTAACGATTTCAGATTCTCCAAATTCGAATGCGTGGATTTTATGATCCACGCATTCTTCTGTATTGAAGCGATCGTAAACCTCTTTAAATCCAGATTGTTTACCAATATCACTTTGATTTAAATCACCACAAATAACATATTTTGTGTTTTTACCGAAGCGTGTAAGTATAGTGACAAGTTCTGACTTTTGTAAGTTCTGAGCTTCATCAACAATAACTAAAGCATCATTAAAGGTAAGACCTCTTACAAAGTTAACAGGTACAGCACGAATAATTTCATTTGTTTTGAGATTATTACAAGTACTAGCATCTGTAATTTCCGTTATTTTCTCTACGAGTGGCATAGCGTAGGGCGAGAACTTATCATCTATCTCTCCCGGTAGAGCTCCAATGCTACGTGATGCAGATTCAATAACAGATCTAATGTATATAATACTTGTTATTTTCTTCTCCTTAAGTAATTCAAGGCCCGCTAAAACAGCAATATATGACTTAGCAGATCCCGCCGGGCCAGCTACAAAAGCCATATTTGTATCATCATGCTTTATACTATTAAAGAACTCCTGATGATTGGGGTTGAAGTAGAAAGGCCTCTTGATTTTAAAATCAAGTATCCAGTTTTTTTGGAAAGATGCCTCAATTTCTGAGACTTCTTCCAAACCAGCATTTTTGCGCTTACGCGCTACTTTACGGGTCATGCTAATAATATTTAATCTAGACACTTGAATTATGGAATTGTTATATCATAATAAAAATATGATAGATTGTAATAAAGAAACAATGTTTTTGTCGAATGATTTCGTGTTTTTTACTATTGAAGGTGAGGGTGAATATATAGGAAAACCTTCAGTTTTCATGAGACTTGCTAGCTGTAATTTAACTTGCGCAGCATTTATTTCTGAGGATTCACCTAACGGTTGTGACTCTTATATCTCTTGGTCAGTCAAAAATAAAATGACCTTTAACGAAATTTTTGAATTACTTGAAGCAGGTAATCATATTAACCATCTTAAAGATGGTGCAATATTTAAGCTTACGGGAGGTGAGCCTCTTGTATCTGGTAAGCAACTTATTAAGTTTATCGAAGCCTTTGTGATAAAATATCAGTTTTTACCTCAAATAGATTTTGAAACAAATGCAACTATTATGCCTGATCCTAGATGGGTGACGGAATTTAAAGCTACATTTACTACTTCACCTAAACTAACTACTAATGGTGATCCTGAAGAAAAGACATATAAGCCTGAAGTTTTAAAATGGCACAAAAAAAATGGATCTGGTTTTAAATTTGTTATTACACGTTCGGAGGATATCGACGAAATCTGGCGTAAATATGTCTTAGATAGTAATGGAATTAACGTACCTTTAAAGCGTATTTGGTTCATGCCGTGTTGTGGATCACGTAATGAGCATATTGAAAGAGCACCTGCAGTTGTTGAATATGCAAAAGCTATGCGTGTCAACTTTAGTCCAAGACTACATCTACTCGTGTGGGATAAAGCGCTGTCTGTTTAATGAAACCTTACAAAGTACTTATACTTAATAAATTTTATTTTCCTCTCGCTGTTGAAGGTATCGAGAAAACATTCGGAAATATATTTTCTGGATCAGTTATTCCTTTAGATATTAGCTATGAGATGACTGATGATAATACAGTTAATCTAGAAAATATTGAATACTTCATGCCTATTCCAAAGGTAAAAGAGTGGTTAGAGCTACCTATTAGACCGTTTGATGAATATATTCAAACAGCTAGAGGTCCGATTCGTATACCTTCCGTCGTTATATGCTCTAAATTTGATAAAGTAATTCATAATAAAATACAATTCCCTACAAAACAAAATATTCTTAAAAGAGATAATTATACCTGCGTTTATACAGGTGTAAAGCTTGGAAAGGATAATGTTAGTGTTGATCATATTGTACCAAAAAGCCGTGGCGGTAAAGATACATGGGAAAATATGGTATGTTGCGATAGACTTCTTAACTCTAAAAAAGCATCCTTTACACCAGGGCAGGTTGGCTTAAAGTTAAGATATAAACCGTACAAGCCAACCAACGGAATGGCCTTAGATCTTTATAAAGATGAGTGGGCTTCCTTCTTGAAAAATTTCTAATACAGAATATATATTAATATGAGAATAGCTGTATCGGGTACCGCGTGCTCCGGAAAATCCACACTAGTTAAAAATATTTTAGCAGTGTGGTCAGATTATAAAACACCCTCTAAAACATATAGAGATTTAATTAAAGAGAAAAATCTACCACACTCATCAGCTACATCGATTGATACGCAGTGGGATGTTCTTAACTTTATGATTGACCAGTTGCAGGAAACTAATAAAAACTCTAACATTGTATTTGATAGATGTCCGCTTGATAATCTTGCATATACACTCTGGGCACACGATCATGAAGTTGAAGGATTTACAAAAGAGTATGTTGATAAAGCAATTAGACTTACACGTGAATCAATGCGACATTTAGATATCATATTACTCTTAAAATATGACCCATCTATTAAGATTGTTGATGATAGTTTACGCGATACAGATGAAACGTATATAAAGGAAATTGATGAAATATTTGATGCATTGTATATACAATACAGACAAAACTACGATGCAGATATATTCTTTCCTAAAGATGATTCACCTGGAATTATTGTACTACCGACAAATCCACAAAAACGTATTGATATGATTTCTGACTATCTTACTCCAACTGGTGAATTATATGGTGATGAACATTCAATCTTTAATTCGGAGAATTTATCGGAATTAGAAACACTTGTAAAGCAGCAAAAAGCAGCGCTTGAAGCTGAGGAGAAAGAAAAAGAATTATTTAAAAAATTCAGTATACCAGTTAAGCAGTCTGCCCGCCCACTATTCTAATAGTAGCGCGTTCTGTAAGTGCATTACTGTTATAAAATCTATCTTTTATATAGATATTAATATAATCTGTATTAATGTCACTTAGTGAATCAGGACCAGCAATAGTAGATAACTGCGTATTTACGGTATAACCATAATTATTATTTAAGAAGCGATTATTAAAGGTTATTTTCACACTAGATAAGCTAGTAGAAACCTGATTGAGTTGTAGTGAATAAATATTAGAACCCTTCAAAAGTTTAAGACCGTTGTTATTGTACCCCGATAAGCTAAAAACAGCATATGTATCTGTCGCTGTAGCTGACGTGAGAGCAACTACAGCAGCATTTAGTGTGTTAATTTGATCTATTGAAGCTGTTGTGCTGCTCAAAGCAGCTAGATCTGTACTTAGTGTAACAATATTTGTTGTATTCGTAGTAATCAGATCACCAAAAGTGGTGTTGTCTAGTGTTACCAATAAATTCTGATAATCTAAAATATTTGTACCGTTAGGTGTCTCTACTATTAAAAAGTCACCATTATTAATATCACTTATTTCAGGAAGCTCCTTTATATTAACATATGTTTTAGTACCATCTGTGCACGCCATATATGTATTTATTACAGTTGATCTTTTATCAGTGATGATATAATTAACAATGTAATGAGCGATGTAAGAGGTAAGGTAGGTGTTGGTATAATTACGTGTAATCGACCTGACTACCTGCGTGGATTATTAGACACATTAATTAAGTGTAAGGCTTCTATAGATGATCTAGTTATAATTAATGATGGCTCTTCTTTAGAAAATTTTGAATTACCATTCGGTGAGTGGATAGATAACGAAGTTAATATAGGTGTTGGTAAATCTAAAAATAAAGCGATGCAATATCTTGCCGGTAAGGGATGCGATTATATTTTTATAATTGAAGATGATATGCTCATTTTAGACCCTACTATTTTTGATAGATATATTGAAGCTCATAAAGCTAGCGGTATACATCATTTTAATTATGGTCCTGGTTCACCATTTAATCGTAAGCAATCAATACAGAATTTCGATCTACATAACAGACATTTACTAGATCAACATACAGAACCAAACCCTAAACTTATTATTGATTACGGTAATATTAAGGTTTCATTGTTTGAGCATACTGTAGCAATGTTCTCATTCTTCACAAAAGAGGTTCTTGAGAAAGTTGGATATATTGATGATGATTTCTTTAATGCATGGGAGCATGTTGATCATACATATCGAATTATTAAAGCAGGCTACCATCCGCCATTTTGGTGGTTTGCTGATCTATATGATAGTCACAAATATCTAACCGAAGCACCTGATGCTATTAATAACTCATCTATCGCTAATAACAATGAACAGTGGCAAAAGAATGTATATGGTGGTAGAGAGATTTATAAACAAAAGCACGGACATTATCCTAACGAACCACCTTTCGTTACAAAGGAACAGGTCATACAAATAATTAAACAACTTAAAAAATGAAGATAGCTATACTAGTACCTACACGTGAAAGAATGAATAATAGACTCACGCTATTATTTTCTATATTAACAACAGTGAGTGATATTAATAATATAAATGTTTATTATGGTGTTGATAGCGATGACCCAACACTTGAGATTATTAAAAAGGTATCAACAGCAATACCTTGTTTAAAGGTTATCGAAATAAATAATGAGGGTAAATTTCTTGGTCTAGGTAAACTATGGAATATACTAACAGACGAATCTACAGAAGATATTATATCTATGATTGGTGATGATATGGTATTCAAGACAAAAGACTGGGATCTTAAAATTATTGAAGAATTTAATAATGGTCCGAGTGATAATATTAAAGCTGTTCACTGTAATGATGACTGTCATGGTGCTAAATTAGCAGTAAATTTATTCTGTCATCGTAAGTATGCAGATATTATGGGTGGGTTTATGCGGGAGGAATTTAAAATAAACTGGGTAGATCAATGGCTTCATCAGATGTTCTCAGCATTTAATAGATTAACCTATAGAGGTGATATTATGATTGAACATAGACACTGGGTTCTTGGTAAAAGTGTTCATGATAAAACAGCAGAACGTATGGCTATTGCTGATGTTAATAAAATAAGTGATAAGCTCTGGTATTCTTTAAAGGATAAAAGAGTAGAGGATGTAGAAAAACTAGCTGCATACCTTAATGCTACACCAGATTGGACAAAAGTAGATACAGATAATATAGTTCTCTAAAATATGAAAAAGATAGCCAATTTTACACAGACATATAAAGTTATTCAGGAATTTACTTGGGGAGCTGACGGTGTAGATCGTGAATATTTGATAGATTTCATGATTAAAGACGAAAATCAGATTAAACTACGTAAATTGTTAGATTTACATACATTTAATTTTCATAACTATAAAAAAGAAGAGACGAATAGTATTCGTAAAAAAATTA